GTGGTGGCACAAATGTCATAGACAGTTCATATAATCCACTGTCAATCAACGAAGACTACTTCTTTCCACAAACTGCTGAAGGGCGTGGATCAAAAGTTGAAACTCTACCAGGCGGCACCAACTTAGGAGAAATTGATGACCTTAGGTATTTTACTAACAAGTTGGTGCGTGGTTTACGCATACCTAGTTCTTACTTACCCACAGGCGCTGATGATGGCGCATCGCAATATAATGATGGACGAGTAGGCACAGCATACATTCAAGAATTAAGATTCAATAATTATTGTCAAAGACTACAAGCAAATGTTGAAGAAGTTTTCAATAGAGAATTTAAATTGTATTTGCGTTCAAAAGGTGCTAACATTGACTATTCAATGTTTGATCTTAAACTTACACCTCCGCAAAACTTTGCAGCATACAGACAGGCAGAACTTGACAATAATAGAATAGGAACATTTACACAAATGGCTGCAATACCTTACATATCTAATAGGTTTGCTATGCAGCGTTTCTTAGGACTCAGTGAAGAGGAGATTGCTGACAACGAACGTTTATGGAGAGAAGAGAATGATGAGAATCTCACAGATCTAGTTACAGATGACTTAGGTGGTGAGATGCGTATGGCTGGACTTAGCGGTGCTGACCTAGCTGGAGACGCAGGTGGATTAGAAACGGATTTAGGTGGCGACCTTGGCGCAGTAGATGGCGGAACTGGTGAAGCACCTGAAACAAATACAGAAAATGAAATTGGAGGCGCTGGCGCTGAAAATCCGGCACAAACTATATAAATACTAACATGATACTTAGAGAACTTTATTACTTTGACGACAAAACAATGGAACCTGTAGAAGATCATACCTATGATGCTATAGACGATAAAAGTGTGGTTAAAGTAGATGATGAACGCAAAAGTAGACTCACATTAAAAGATATAAACAAAGCACGTAAAGCAAGTGACAATCACAAAGTCGAAAGCGAAAAAGAATTAAATTTTGTTAGACAGATGTATGGATTAGCAGCACAGGCAGCAGCCGGCGGAATCTAATGGAAAACATAGCCTTTGTTTTAGGCAACGGAATAAGCCGTAAACATATACCCCTACAACCTTTAAGAGCACATGGCAAAATATACGGATGCAATGCTCTGTATAGAGATTTTGCACCAGATCATTTGGTTGCAGTTGATACAAAGATGATCATTGAGATATCTGATAAACGTTATCAAGAGCAGTATAAGGTATGGAGTAATCCTAATAAACTCACACAAAAAACGGCAGGAATTAACATTATGGAACCTAATAAAGGGTGGAGTAGTGGTCCAACTGCTATGCTTTTAGCAAGCCAACACGGTTATAGAACCATATATATATTAGGCTTTGATTATGTAGGTTTAGGCGAAAAAAACGACAAAGTAAATAATTTATACGCTGGTAGTAAAAATTATAAAAATACCAATGATAGAGCAACTTATCACGGTAATTGGACAAGACAAACAATGCTCTGTGCAAATATGTTTCCAAAGACTAAATACGTTCGAGTTATTCCAAAAGAAGAATTTTTTATTCCTGATTATCTTAAAGGATTAAGTAACTTTGAACACATTACAAGTGAAGTTTTTAGAAAAACTTTCACTCAAAATCCTCAAAACTAATAAAATGGGCAGTTTTGACCCCATTTTAAGCGTATATTTCCTATAAAGTGTAAATATAACTGACAGCCTTGACAATAAAGGAGAATGACATGACTGATCGCAACAAGTTTGAAGAAATGCTTGAGCGCCTCGTCAACGAAGACAGAGAAGGTGCGGAAGAGCTTTTCCACGAAATCGTGGTAGAAAAATCACGTGAAATTTATGAAGGTCTACTAGAAGACGAAGAAGTAGAAGAAACAACTGATGAAACAGTTGATGAAGCTACTGATGAAGAAGTAGACGAGTCTGAAGAAGATTTAGACGAAGCAACTGACGAAGAAGTAGAAGAGTCAGAAGAAGAAGTAGAAGAAGCAACTGACGAAGAAGTAGAAGAAGCTACTGACGAAGAAGTTGAAGAAATGTTTAACGAGCCAGCAGTAGAAGGTGATCCAGCAGACGATATGATGGGTGACATTGAAATGCCAGGTGACGACATGGACATGGGCGGAGACGACATGGGCATGGACGACGAAGGTGACGTAGAAGATCGTGTTGCTGACTTGGAAGACGAACTAGAAGCATTAAAAGCAGAATTTGAAGCAATGATGGGCGACGAAGAGCCAGGAGACGAAGAGCCAGCTGACGACATGCCAATGGACATGGATTCAGAAGAAGGCGAAGACGAAATGGAAGCCTTTGAAGCAACTGACGAAGAAGTTGAAGAAGCAACAGATGAAGAAGTTGAAGAATCAACAATGCCAAAGTCAGAAACAGAAATCATGCGTGAATACGTAACAAAAATGTCAGACGAGCCAAAGAAAGGTGACAACGGCGCAAACGCAAAATCACCAGTAGCTGGCAAAAATGACATGGGTGGAACAGCAGCAAATATCGCAAAAGGCGGCGAAGCAGACACAAGTGGAGCAGCAGGCGGTTTAGAAGCACCAAGCCCAAAAGAAGATAACGCAGGGAATGTAAACACTCCAGGCGGATCAGGCGCATCTAAAATGAGCGCAAAACCTGGCCACGGCGCTGAAAAGAAGTCAAAGCCAGAGACAGCTGACAATAAAAAATCAACTATTGGCAGCTAAGACGAGGACTGAAGTATGAAACTACTGAACGAACATTTGAGTTTCGACCAGGCTAAAATTGTTGTTGAGTCTGCTAATGAAGGCAAAGACCTTTTTATGAAAGGTATTTGTATCCAAGGCGGAGTTCGCAACGCAAACCAGCGTGTTTATCCCGTTAACGAGATTGGCAGGGCTGTCACCACACTCAACGAACAAATTAGTGGTGGCTACTCAGTGTTAGGTGAAGTAGATCATCCTGAAGGACTTAATATTAACTTAGACCGTGTAAGCCATATGATTACAGAAATGTGGATGGATGGACCAAACGGTTATGGCAAGTTAAAAGTTTTACCAACTCCGATGGGACAACTAGTTAAAACAATGCTTGAAAGCGGAGTTAAACTAGGCGTCTCATCTAGAGGATCCGGAAACGTAATGGAAGACGGATCAGGTGAAGTAAGCGATTTTGAGATAATCACCGTTGACGTTGTTGCTCAACCGAGCGCACCTGGTGCTTATCCTACACCGATATACGAACATCTTATGAATACCAGAGGTGGATATAAGGCGTTCCATACATCAAGGGAAGTTCAAGGCGACAAAAAGGCACAAAAATACTTAAAAGAGAGCTTATTAGATATAATAAGCAAGCTCCGATAGCGAGGAGAATATTATGTTGGAAGCATTAAAATCACTCTTCGAAAATGAAGCACTATCAGAAGAAGTTCGCACAGAACTAGAAGAAGCATGGAATGCAAAAATCAAGGAAAACCGTTTACAGGTAACAGCTGAGTTGCGTGAAGAATTTGCTAAAAAATACGAACATGACAAGACTACAATGGTGGAAGCTATTGATAGTCTAGTTACTGAACGTTTAGCAGAGGAAATCGCAGAATTCCAGGACGATCGCAAGCAACTAGCAGAAGCAAAAGCTAAATTTGCTGTTGCACAGCGTCAAAATGCTAACCTTCTAAAAAGTTTTGTAAGTGAACAACTAGCTAAAGAAGTTAAAGAACTACACACTGATCAAAAAGCAATGGCTGACAAGTTTGTTGCTCTAGAAGAGTTTGTAGTAGAATCTTTAGCAAAAGAACTTGCAGAGTTTTACGAAGACAAAAAAGACTTAGCCGAAACAAAAGTGCGCCTAGTGCGTGAAGGCAAAGCTCATGTTGATAGAGTCAAGAAAGACTTTATTAGCAAATCTGCTGCCCTGGTATCAGAAACAGTGTCAAAAGGACTTTCAAAAGAAATTACAGCACTGAAAGAAGATATTGAAGCAGCACGTAAAAATGATTTTGGTCGTAAGTTATTCGAAGCATTTGCTAACGAATATCAACATTCTTATCTAAATGAAAAGAGTGAAACTGCTAAAATGCTAAAAGTAGTTGATGCAAAAGACAAACAACTATCAGAAGCAAAACTAGCAGCGGCTAAAGCAATTAAACTTGCGGAAGCAAAGGCAAACGAGGTTAAAACAATCAACGAGTCAATTGTTCGCAATGACAAAGTAAGCAAGTTGATCGCGCCATTAAGCAAAGATCAGCAAAGCATTATGACAGACTTACTGGAATCAGTTCAAACATCAAAGCTACAAGCAGCGTTTGACAAGTATCTACCAGCAGTTATTGATGGTAAAGGTCCAGCAAAGCAGAAGGCGGTATTAGCAGAGGCAAAAGAAATTACAGGCAACAGAGAAAATAATGACGTGAAAAAAGCAGGCGACGACAATAATGTCGTAGATATTAAGCGCCTTGCTGGATTGAGTTAAGGAGAAACCAATGTCAGAACTATTAGAAAGCCGTTGGAATGATACCAAGCAAGCACTTCTTGAAGGCCTAGGTGGCACAAAGAAAGCTGTTATGGCTACAACTCTAGAAAATACTCGTAAGTATTTGGCAGAGACCGCTACAGCAGGTGCTACTTCTGCAGGTAACATCGCAACATTAAATCGTGTGATCCTACCAGTGATCAGACGTGTTATGCCAACAGTGATTGCAAATGAACTAGTTGGTGTGCAACCAATGACTGGCCCAGTTGGTCAGATTCACACTCTACGTGTTCGCTATAGCGACACTGTAGGAACAGGTGCATCTGGTGCAGTAGCAGGTGAAGAAGCATTAAGCCCATTCAAAATTGCTGAAGCATATTCAGGTAACGCTACATCAGGTAAAGCAGACGCAACTGCTGCACTTGAAGGTAGTGCTGGTAACCAACTAAGCATCCAGATCTTGAAGCAAACAGTTGAAGCAAAGACACGTAAGTTGTCAGCTCGCTGGACTTTTGAGGCAGCACAGGATGCTCAGTCACAACACGGTATCGACGTAGAAGCAGAAATCATGGCAGCACTTGCACAAGAGATTACTGCAGAAATCGACCAAGAAGTATTAGGCTCACTTGCTACACTAGCAGGCACAGGCACTGATACATATGACCAAGCAGCAGTATCTGGAACAGCTACTTTTGTTGGTGACGAACATGCAGCATTAGCAGTTCTAGTCAACAGAGCAGCAAACAGAATTGCACAGAGAACACGTAGAGGCGCAGGTAACTGGGCTGTTGTATCTCCAGGCATCTTAACTGTGCTACAGTCAGCAACAACTTCAGCATTCGCAAGAACAACTGAAGGAACTTTTGAAGCACCAACAAACACCAAAATGGTTGGAACATTAAACGGCGCAATGAAAGTATATGTAAACACATATGCAGCAGACGACGATGTTCTTGTTGGCTACAAAGGAACTAGCGAATCAGACGCAGCAGCGTTCTACTGCCCATACATTCCATTGATGAGCTCAGGCGTTGTATTAGATCCAACATCATTCGAACCAACAGTGTCGTTCATGACTCGTTACGGATATGTTGAGCTATCTAACACAGCTTCATCGCTAGGTAACGCAGCTGACTACTTGGAAAAAGTAGAAGTAACAAGCGGAAACCTAAGCTTCAGCTAATACTGATTTTTATAATTTCTAAATAGGCCCTACGGGGCCTATTTTTTTGAGTAAATATAGTAAGGAGAAAAACTATGGAAGAAAAAGGTCAAGTATACAAATTTACCGGCATATACGGTCACATTCGTCCTGATAACTTTGGTTCTACTAGAAGAGACATACTGTTTAAAAAGCACGAACATGAGTTAAAAATTGGCGACAGAGTAGTGTATGATCATGTTGAAAAAAATGGCAGAAGGTTTGCAGAAAAACTAAATCTACAAAGCTGATAATAACCCATTTTTTCAAAAAGGATAAATACTATTACAAGAATTATGCGGCACCCACCGCGTATTACCTAGAACGTAACATATAAGGAGAAAACAATGGGACGTCCAATCAACAAAGA